CGGAATGTTCTCGCGTTCCTTTCCGCTACTGCCGTCGTCGAACATCATCTTCTGGTCGAACAGTTCTTGAGCCTTGAGGATGGCCTGATCGACGCTGCATTCTTTTGTGATGACGCTCTTGACGCCTTCCTCTGAGCAGATGCCTCGGTACATTGCAGCCGACACGCTGCCGACACGTTGCTTAAAAAGGTAATGGGCAACCCACGCGCCCTGGCACGCATTCCACTTGTTGAGTTGGCTTGCGCTGGAGTGCGCGATCCCGTGACGCTCAAAGCCGTTCATGTGTCTTCTCCCATTTCGGTTGCGATGCGGCCACCGATTGCTGAGTAGCCGACTTTGTCCACCCAACTGTCTTCGTGTCCCATCGTCTCAAGAAGCCTACACGTTTTCAACCAGTCTTGAATTAGAACTAAGTGAGCCGCTGTGATGCGTCCGCCATTTTCCAACGCCGCCCTGGCAATTACGTCGCACCCAGCGGCGGCACGGTCAAGGTTGACCGAAGCATCGCCATAAGTTTGCTCCCGCTCTGCGATAGTTTCGGCAGCGCGGTTGAGAATTTCAGTCTCGTTCATCGATTGCCCAATCATTACCTGAAAATCTAGGTGCCTCAGCATTGACAAAAACTACGCCAGCGCCGTGCGCTGACCATGCGGACACTGATTTTTCAGGGGGCAAAGCCCAAGCCGGTGCGCCCATTTTCCAAACGGCAAATCCCATCTTCTCGCCGAGATAATATTTACGGTAGGCAGCCGTGGTCGAACTGCACTTATACTCGTCGGGCATGCACTGAGGAGGAGCGTGAAAATCACCTGATGGGCAGTTAGAAGGAGGAACCGCTAACGGCAGCAGCAACTTGCTGGAGGCGTGCCGTTTTCCGTATCGTATTGAATACTCGCTCAAAAGACTTTTGAACAAATCGTAAAGCCAGTCGTAGTTTTCTCCGTTGGCTCTCGCCCAAACAGAACTTGGGTGATTCTTGTGCGTGGACCTGTAAAGCCCTCTACGGTCAGCATCCTCGTTACCGTCAAGTTCGCGGTGGGCGGTAGACAGAAGCTGGGCTGTCTCTAAGATCATTTTGATGCAGTGCTTGTCGCAATGCATTTTTGCAGCGATTTCTGCTTTTGGGTGTAGGTAGAAAATATTCATTTTGCTCTCCCGGTTTGCTTTAAGATTTTAAGCGCCCTTAACTATAGTACACTTTTCGTTTAGCCAATAAGCCTTTTTTCTATGCCGCAGCGCGGTTGAGAATTTCAGTCTCGTTCATTTACTGTCCACCCGTTGTCCTTGGCGAGCCGCTCTTCGTCAGCCGCAACATAGACTGACCCCGCACCGTGAGCCGACCAAGCCGACATGCGGTTTTTTGCAAGCGCAGGAAACGAACATAGAGCGCCGCAAGCGCATCGCGCAGTCGTGATGTCTGCGTCCTTATCGTAACTGACAAACACGGTTCCGATGTGTTCGTGCTTTTTAGCCATATCAATTTGCTCCCTGTTTCTGTGTCTTAAATTCTTGCGAAACGTGTGTTAGCCGCTTCTGCGTATGCGCGTTCTAAAATTTTGCTTTCAACGGGGTAACGATCATGTTGCGTTGACGTTCCCGGCCCGCCAATAACTTCAGCGAACATGCGTTCGCCATCTTTTTCACCTCGTTGAATCCAATAGAGCCGGGCATCCCTTCGGTCTTCTAAAAAGTGCCAAAAATTGCGCGGGTCGGCAGTCTCTTCAATAAAAGTCTGCTCCAAGTATTCCATTAAGTCGTGGCCCATGATCTCGACAACGCCCACGGAACTTGTGTAATCGCCTAAACGCTCAAGGCGAATAATGTTTGATCTTTTAAGAGAAGGCGCACCGCAAGCAATCCAAACAGCTTCGTCTTGGGTTATTCTCAACGTCAATGGCTTGTTTATTTCGCCAATTATTGTGCCGTCACTTGCTGGCTTAACCTCGAACCAAACACGCTTATACGTTCTGCCAGCACCAAGGCTATCTTCGGAGCGGCTTACATCATCCCAGGTGCAGTGCAGATCAAGCCTAAAATCTGGCAAATACGTTTCACCGCTAACCAAAGGTATGCGCTCTGGCTCATACTCAAACTTGATACCTAGAAACGTAAAGAACACGGCCCACTTCGCCTCGGTAACAGAACGATAGGTAATGCCCTTCCATTTCACAGAAGTTCCCGCTCTAGCCAAATCAGTCATTTTTCTTTCCCAACTTTTCAAAATGTGGCCGGAAATTAGTTTCCAGCCGTTCGCGATAGTTTCCGGCCATTGCTACAGTTTCCAGCCAAAAGCGGCGGAAAACTGCCAAAAGAGTGGCTCGAAACTAATTACGGGCCGACCTCGATAGTTTCCGGCCACGGCCATTAATTTCCGGCTGACTTTCCTGACATTGTCAGAGTGTGTTTTCCGAACTGCGCGATCAGCAGCGCCTCCGCCCTGCCGTCGTCCTTCTTGCGAGCAAACTCAGACGCTATTTGAGGGTACAGCCGAGACGCCAATGCCCGGCTTTGATCCTTGTCGCGGCCCAACCCGTAGTGCTTTTTCCACTTGGATGGAGTGACCAATGAGTGAGGGATAGCCAGCGTTGCCAGCACGCCCTTGATGACGCCAACGCCCTGCCCAAAGTTGAAGGCGGAAGTGCGCCCCATGCCGAACGAGTTGACCTGTTCTATCCAGACGTGAGACGGGGGAAACTCTCGAAACAGGCTTGCGAGGGCGTGGGCGTTGACCTCCTTCTTGAAGACCGGCATGTCATAGACGAACCCGCCGCCTTCGTCGTAGATCATTCCAATTGCGCCAGTCATGCCGACATCAATCCCTGCGATCATATGAGTTCCTCGAAACTCAGAGTGTGCCCGGCAGACTTGGCGGCGCGGATGATATCGGCTGCCCGGCCAGGGGGGATGGTCTTTCGACCGACCCAGTTGCAGATCGCCTGCGGGCTAGTTCCTAGCGCGGCAGCCGCACGGGTTGGACCGCCCAGCAATTCAACGACCTTGGATGCTGATTTCTTTTTCACCTTCGTTTCCTCCTTGGTTTCAATGTCGGCTTCATTAGCAAGTAGACGGTTTTGCCGTCTTGGTTTTTCTTTTGGCTTGAGAAGTAGCCACGACTGATCCGCCACTGCGACCAAGACAGTCTGAGAGTTGCACTCTCAATGTCTTCTTTCGTGAGAGGGTCTGCGATGGAGACAAGTTCAAAGGCTGTTTTGTGAACAACTTTGATGCGTCCCATCGAGTCGCCTAGCAAAGTCTCACGAGGGTCAGCATAAAAATACGGAACCCAAGTCCCTGGGTTCTCGTCAAGCTGCTTTTCAATCAATTGAATATCGCCGTCAAGCGGGTAAAATTTCTGCGCTTGGAAAGATTCGGAAGTCACCACTTGCCCTCCGATGGCGTGTAAGGAACGAAAACGCACTGGCCTGTGGCCCACGTTCCGTCAGCGTTGTAGATGGCCTGACCGCAGCCAGACACCGCCTCAAGAAGTACGACCGACAGCAGCAGGCCGAGTGCAATAAGCACTCCGCCTTGAACCAAAGTTGATTTCATCGCTCGTCTCCGTAGCTGCATTTATCAACAATCGAATACTTCGCTATTTGAAGCTGCTCACAAGCGGATTCAACATAAGCGATGGCTTCATGAACTCGCGGTTCTTGGTCTCCGTCAATCCGCTCTCGGAGCGACACGAGTTCGTCAAGTGTTACCGACAAGTTGCTAAAAAGAATGCACAATTGCGTTTCGGCTGCGTTTTGCTCTCGACTGGCGTAGCTCATGACGCACCCCTGCTCTTGACAGCCTCAACGACCCAATCTGTCAGAGTATCAAGTTGCCAGCAGTCAAGTTCGCCGCTCGTCGCAAGGTCAATCTCATCGCGAGTTAACTGCCAATCGGTTGAGCCGATTTCTTGCGCTAAATCTGTAGCGCGCTTCATGGTGATTCTCATGCCACGCCCTCCAATGCTGCGAGGGCAGGATCGATGGTCTCTCCGATCCGATCAAACGCTGCGTCAAACGCCTTGCTGTTTTTTCGGCCAGACTGCTTCGCCACAATTTCCTTGGCGATGTGAAGTGCGCGACCGGAAACTCGGTCGCCGTTGCGAAACTGCTGCGCGATATTGGTCGCAAAGCCACCCTTGCCATCGTCCAGTTTGTCAGCAAAGACAGACAAGACGGCGCGAGGCGCAACAGTCTTGGCGAGCCAAATCTTGTGATTGTCGGCGTGTTGCTTCTGCGTGAACTCCCAGTCGGTCAACCCGCCGTTTTTGTCGCGTTGGGCCTGCTGACCGGCGAGGCGGGCGGCCTCACGCTTGGCTTGCGCCTTCTCGCGGCGGATGCGGCGCTGCTCGGCTTTGACTGTATCGATCAAGCCCTTGTCGCCAGTTTTGCCAACGCAATTGGTGCCAACGTGAAAATGCTTACCATCTGCGCTGACAATGTGGCAGCGCCACAGGATGCCGTGGGCGCAAAAATGGCAGCCGTCCGATTTCTCGGTGAGGGCCACAAAGCGAAACGGTGCCTTGCCAAGACCCGCCAATTCAAATTCATGTACGTTCATCTGTATTCTCCCGGTTGATGTTGGCACCATTATACACTTTTTGTTTATAGCGTAAACACCTAAAAACCCGCAGCTTTCTGCGGTTTTTTGAGTGTGGTACACTCGGCAAATGGTTGAAGGTCTGTTTTGCCTCGCGTTGGCTGTCTATTTTGAGGCTCGCGGTGAGCCAGCAGCCGGGCAGTTAGCGGTCGCTCACGTCGTGCAAAACCGCGTGCTTGACAATCGGTTCCCCGACAACTTCTGCGAAGTCGTTACAGAAGCGCGAAGCGTCGGGCTACACCGATGTCAGTTTAGTTTTTTTTGCGATGGGAAGCGTGAAGCAATTGACGACGACGTTGCGTGGTTGGCGTCTCGCGTGATCGCGGAGGCGTCGTTGCATGTGAATGACATTACAGAAGGCGCAACGCACTACCACTCGACAAGCGTTGATCCCGCGTGGGCTTCGTCAATGACCGTGACGATTAAAATCGGCGATCACATTTTCTATTCAGACTGAACGCATTGCAGCTTCAAGCCGCCGCGCTCTGGCAGTGACTTGCTGATACCATTTCGAATCAATCATCTCGTCTGCTGCGGATTGCCAGTCGCCAAGCTCCATCGCTCGGATCATCTTCTTAAATCTGCTGAATTTTGGCAAACCTAGGTTGAACATCATGTTGCTAACGACAAGTTGAACGGCTTCTGGAAGCGCCTCGAAGTCGTTGAAGGATCGGTTGCAGTCGTCAATCACAGATTCAATGTCTGAGTTGAACACTTGCATGACGCGATCCTTGCTGACCTTTGTCGCCACGGGTTGCCCGTGTTCAGGGTCAGCTTCTTTCACGAGATGGCCAATGCCGAATGTCGGCAAGTTCAGGTGGTCTAAGTAAATCGCGTAGACGCAACCCTCGTCCCGCTCAAGGTCTAGGCGAAGCTGCTCGACGTTCATCTGCCCTGTCCGTTGTACTTCTTGTGGGACAGCCGCTTGCCCTTGTTCTTAACGCGGGTGAGGGGACTGGAGCCGATGGATGTCCGCTTTTTAACAAACGCCGTCTTGGCTCCAGCCCCAGTAGCTTTCGTTGCCATCTAGTCTTGCACTCGCTCTTTAAGAACGACACCGACGATGCCGACCACGATAGCAATAACGGCAAGCCAATCTGCGTCCACCAAAACTCCAACCCCAAGAACTAGGGCGGCGACTGCCGCATAACTTGACGGCTCACTAACGCGAGAGAGTACCCATTGGAAAATCTTCATTTGCTTATTCCTTTTACCTTTTCAAAAGTTCTAAGTCCGCCCAACCCCAAAAGTCCCATCAGCACGGGCATCATCTCCCCTAAGTTTACAGCAGGAAGATCAATTAGGTATCCAGCCTGGGCTAATCC